GCAATTAAATCTTGCTTAGTTGCAGATAAAAACTCTGTAATTAACATGGAGGACATTGGAGATTATGCTACTCACTGGGGAGTAGCTGCCTTACCTAGCCAAGACTACAATAATTCTGATGTATACAATACAACTTATTACACCAGTGGTGGGTATGTTCAATTCTACCCTAATCCACAAGATGATAACTTGTTAACTGGTACAAACTTAGTCCCAGCAGCAATAGGCTCGTATGCATATACAGAAACAAGCCCCGGTTACTTCTTAACACCATATACAGATGCAAACTCTCCAACAAATATTTCCAACTATTCTAAGGGTGGAATTTGTGTTAAAGCTCAAAATGGTAGTAAAGTAAAAGCTCTAAATGTAAACTTTGCTGCTGGATGGTATAACACTTCATCTGCATTCTATGATTCATCATCTGGAAACTGTGAATTGTTGCGAATTTGGAACATCTGTCAAAACTCTGAGTTGGAAGCAGCTTACCTATCTGTTAGTGGAATGTATCCAAGTTTAACTGGATATTATGGCCCTAGTGCAGTTTATTTAAGTGGTGCAGGCGTTCCAGCTTCAGGAGCACCTTCTTCTACTCCAGATACTAGTACTTTAAGTGTTTTGGATTTCTATGGGGTATCTTCATCTAGAGCGGGTACAAATTACGGACCATTTAGATTGTATTTCTCACCACATTCGCAAGCTAAGATGCTTGGTTATGTTAGCGGAACCGGAGCAGGTCAAGCAGCTTTCTACGGTGCTCCCTATCAAATGCTGGCTCAAGGATACAATCCATCAGGAAACTTAATAGGTGCATCGGCATTTGATGCAATTTACAGCGGCATATCCACATCTGCGTTCTACTATGTTTCAGCCATGGTAGATGCTAGTTACAAAAACAGAGTACGGTTGGATGAATCCGCTGCTGATTCTTTCGCTAACGCAAAACACAATGCAATAGCAAAGTCTGGACGGCATGCATTAGTTACCATCTATAGATCTACATCTACTGCTGGTGGACAAGGATATGATTCTAATGTTGCTGGCTACGGTAAAGGATTTAAATCTGCTGAAATATTTGATCTAAGGAGAGATGACTAATGGCTGGTTTTAAAGAATCTAATTATGTTTTTACTGATCCTGTAAGATATTTTAAGGAGAATGATCCTTACTACTGGGAAGTGGATAATATACCACTAAAACAGTTGCAAGAAAACTGTTTGTGGCTCAAAGATCAAATAGCATCAAACCCAGCAGCAGATGGTATAGATCGTAATGAGATTAACGAATTGCGTCCTTATGTAGAGGGAAATACAAATATTGTAAAGGTTAAACCCGGACGCTTTACTGCTAGAATTAATGATGCATACAATAAAAATCCGTTACAAAAACTTTCTTTACTAACTGGATTGGAAGCAGGTCAATTCGAGCAATATAACAACCCTAGTGGCCTAACCCTTGCTCAATCATTTGTTTCTAGCCTACAATCAGCAACGACAACAAATGCTCTTTCCCTAAATGGTCTTGTAGAAAGAGTCCTTACTTGGCCTGTATTTGATACAGATTTGGTTGGTAGCACTAGTATTCAAAATTCTTTACCTTCAATAGGGCTAGTAAACTCTTCTTCTAAATGGCCTTTGTTAAACAACTTTGATTTCTTTGCAACATTTACTCAAGCATATGGTGCAGGATATGAGTTGCCAAGATTAGGTGCTGAGTTTGTAAAACAATTTAGAGGCGTAGCTAGAACTGCAATTGTTGATGTTCCAGAAGAATTATCTATTCAAATACCCAACTTTGATGAGAATGATTTCTTCACGATAACTCCTGCTGGTGAGAAACAAGTAATTCCTAACGCATCAGTTAGAATAGATTTATTGTTTGTTTACAGCAAACCTGTTGATGTTTCATCAACAACAATACAAAAGTGGTCTGGTGGTCAACCCGTAACAATAACTAAACCAGTTTTAGGTATTGTGCGTGGTGCAGGTGTAGGCATATCGCCAACAACTTATTCAGTTTCTCCTGCACGCGATGCTGCTGGAAACACTCAAATTTTAGCAGACTATAAAGATGCATCCATAACTACAAATGGATTCCAAGCTACATCAATTAATGTTCATGGATCATTCCCCAGCCCCGATGATTTAATGAACTTAGCTCCTGTAATCTCTGAGAGATTATCTGAAACGGATGCTCAACTAATTGGACAATCAATACTCCCATTAGCTTATGTTGTTGTCAGAAAAACAGGTACAGTCAACTCTTTAGGTAATATAGTTCTAGCTGAGTCTGATATTTTAGATATCCGTCCATTCTTTAGAACAGCAGAGTTAACTTACAATGAGCGTGCTGGTTTAGCTGCTGCATTACCTTCCCCCTCACTAGCTAACCCTGTAGCAACTCAATATGCTATAGATGCGGAAGCATCAAAATTAAAGAGTTACATTGATGCAGAGGTCACTAGATTAGGGGGTACGATTCAACAAGGTAATAACCCTTCTAGAACTGTAGCGGGGGGAACTATTTGGGGTGGATTGAACTTCGGACCAGAGGGAGCAATTAATGCCGCCCTTTCTTCTTTAGGAATTACTGAGAATGTGTTTACAGATGATACTGTTCCCGCATTACCAGATTGGGATTTAGCTGATTGGTGGACTTCAGAACCACCAACAGCCACAGCTAATCTCGTAGATCCCGGAACTAAAGTTGCTGATAGAATTAACTTCTCATTCTACGACAAACAAATGGGGCAGATTAACAACAATTTCCTCAGACAGATTGATGAACGATTAAATGGTATGTTATTCTTGAAAAAAAGAATCAACATAGATAAAACTCAAGTCCCTTGGATGGCAGATTATGAAGTAAAATTATCTTACAAGAATTGCTATCAACCCAATACTGACGGCAGACTTAGAGTAGGAACTTTTGAGACTGATGATTATGTATTTTCTCAAGGTGGTGGATTATATTACGAAAAGTTTTCCGATCACTTTATAATATATTGCATAGCTCCAATAAATCTTAAATTTAGACAAGCCGGATCTAATTTTGGATTCTTTGATTGGGGAATCTTTGGTAATTTATTCAGTGATGACATAGCGGGTAATTATAATCCAAGAAAAAATAGAGATAGTACTGCTGGACTAAAGTTCCATACATTCACTACAAAACTACCTTATCCAACAGCAAATAATGGATATGATGTTTTAGATTATAACATAAATTCTTCATCAGAAAGTTCACACAGAAGTAAGAATCCAATTTATACAACCTGTGTTTACCCAACCATATCTTTTGAAGTTGTAGGGTATCCATCACAAGCGTACAACGGCAGACTATCTCAAAGTAATACTCCAACAATACAACTTAAATGACAGTTGATCTCAATAGACTTCCATGTGAGTTAGGCAATCCGGGGCAATTACCTGTTCCGGTTGATGCCATTGATGGTGGAAGTATTGAGAACCCAGATGATGATGGTGATGGCGATACAACGGATCCAGTAGATCCTATTCCTACTGTGTGGGTTTGTGAAAGTGTTAGTCCCGGAGTAAGTCCGACTGGGCGAGCTTGTTTCCAATATAGTATAAATTCTGTTCCACCCGGAGCAATTAGCATTCATGGTAGTCAAGCTGATTGTGAGTTTGAGTGTATTCCTGTTGTTGTTTGTAGGCGAAATGCGATTACATCCCAGCTAGAATGTTTATATGTTCGTAGACGGGATGTTCTTGATGGTGAGGTAGTTTACGCCAGTATAAGTGACTGTCAAGTAATTTGTCGTGATGATACTAAACCTCCCGGTGGTAATGGTGATGGTAATGCAATCACTTATTATGTTTGTAATGAAACTGAAGAAATTGTTCCATGTATACAAACAACAGGTGGGGGATTAGTAGAGACTGTCTTAGGGGAAACAGATTGTAGATGTAGGAAGGTTACTAAATCCTGCGATCCTATAATTATTACTTATACTACCCCAGAACCACCACCCCCGGGACCCGGGCAAGCATTAGCTTGTAACCTATTTAGTCCTCCTTGTACCGGAACTACATTAACACTAATACCAAATAGTTGCCCGGATGAACCTGAGAGGAACGCTGTTACTTACTATGTTTGTAATGAAATTGAGGAAATTGTTCCATGTATACAAACGGCTGGGGGTGGATTAGTAGAATCTGTTTCTGCGGAAACAGATTGTAGATGTAGGAAGGTTACTAAGTCTTGTGATCCTGTAGTCATCCCATATACTACTCCACAACCGCCACCTCCGGGACCCGGACAAGCATTAGATTGTAACCTATTTAGTCCTCCTTGTACTGGAACTACACTAACACTAATACCAAATACTTGCCCAGATACTACTGAGCCAAACTCAATTACTTATTATGTTTGTACTGAAACTGAGGATACTGTTGCATGTATTGAATCTGCTGGGGGGTATGTAGAGGTAGACCCCACCGAAACAGATTGTAGATGTACAAAAATTACTAAATCTTGTGATCCTGTAGTTATTACTTATACTACTCCAACGCCACCAGATCCAGAACCAAATCAAAGGCGATCATGCGCTGGGTTTAGTCCTTTGTGTGCTGGAACTACTTTAATTCCAATACCTAACACTTGCACTGACTCTGAAGGTAATAGCGTTACTTATTATGTCTGCAATACAACAGAATCAACAATCCCCTGCATATTAACTTCGGAAGGATATGTAGAAGTAGATCCGGCAGAAACAGATTGTAGATGTAGGAAGGTTACTAAATCCTGTGATCCTGTAGTTATCCCATATACTACTCCACAACCACCAGAACCGGGACCGGGCCAGAGACGAGATTGTACAGGGTTTAGTCCTTTATGTGCTGGAACTACTATAACATTAATACCTAACTCCTGCATAGAAATTATAAATCCAGACGAGCCTACAATACCTTTAACTCAAGGCGGAAAAGTAATATCTAACTATCAATACGATCCAACAAAAATAGATGAGAATGTACCTACGGGATACTCATTTGGGGATCCAACATATATTATAACTAACAGACAATCTAATGTTACTAATTTTGTAAAGTCTTCTTTGTATAGTGATTTCTTCGCGGAACAAAGGGATATTAGAGTTCAAAATTTATTAACAAGCTCTCAATCTGTTCTTAGTGCTTTGAATGTTGATATTGCTAGTTTATCCCTAACTAACATAAAGCAATCAGTTAAAAAAGAATTACGGGATATTCTATTCAATTTAACTTACCCTGATGGTAGACTAATACCGGAATCAAAAATAGCTAAAGCAATAAAGAAGCATTTATTAGAGAATACTGTAGACCAAATAGACATTGGCTATATTGCGGAGTTGCGAGATAGATCTATAAAACAAACAACCTCAGACACTAAATCGTTGCAGTTAATCAGATCTCAGTTCGGCATTACAAAAACTGATTTAAAGAAGCAGCGGGAATTACAAAAACAACGAGCGTTAGCTCCACAGACAATAGCTGTTGATACTGCACCAAATCAAACAAGAGGTGTTGTTCGTGCATTACAGAATGCTAAACCTCTAGACCCCTCTAAATACGCTGATCAAAATAAAGAATTGTTGAAGTTGTGGTATATCTTGCCCACAGATATAAACCGTAGAATTTTAGTTTCTGCCAGCGGAACAGATTACCCCATTTACATTCAAGATACCGACACTATTCAAGTAACAACTTCTGCTGGGTCTAGCATTACTGTTCCTGTAGATAGAATTGATTATTCTGTGTGTGTTACTTTAACTAATAGTAGCTTGGATTATATAGGCTCTTATAATGATATTGATCGGGCGTACACTATCCAAAATGAAGTAGAGATTGCAACCTTGCATGATGTCGGATCTAAGTGGGGATCAATACTGACTGTGACATCACCATCAGCGAGCGATCTAGAATTTAACTATACATTATCTGGGGAAAGATCTAGGTATTATGTTTTAAAAATAGATAGATCTTCAATACTAAATGTTCCTGATCCCGATAGTATATTCACTAGAAAAACAAAAGTTAACTATACTATTGAAACTAATGCACAAAACATTAGAGACGCAGTAGAATTTAGATTGTATCCTTGGAAGGTATTCACAGTAAATCATAATGACCCTATCTTAGGTCACTTCCATGCAAGCAGTACTTACGAGTTTGAGTTTACAAACTTTAGCCTGCAACAATTCGGAACAAAGTCTGGGGAGCAATTGTTTGTTAGAAAGATTCCTGAACTTATAATTGTGCTTCCTACAGATAAATTTAATTTAAACTTCTTCAATGGTTACTCCAGATTGTTAGACTGGAATAAGCGTAGACTTATCTTTACAGCATCCCCAGATCCCAGATATAGCAAAACTGGACTAGATCAGCATTGGATAAAGATAGAAGATACTTACCCTGATACTGATGTTAATGATGATTTAAATGTTAATGGTAAGAAGGGTACATTTACTGGTCGTGCAGGATTGTTATCTCTTGGATTTAAAACAGGAGCAGAACAATTACCTAGAAAGAAACACGGATTTAGAGCCGCAGTAGAAACTGCTAGTGCAATAAATAATAACTATGTCATTGACGAGGGAGTTTCTTGGTCTGATTTGTTCATTAGATTAACTATAGAACAATATAAGACATTTAAGATAGGAATTTCCAAGACTATGATAGATAAGTTAAGACTCGGAGAAAAGACCGGAGTTAAATTACTGCACAATCGAAACGATATATTCCGTAAAGAAACGAGATTACTAGGCTTTAGGCCAGTGACAATTCAGGGTGTTCCTGATGCTGCCAAGGTAGTCCCAGTTGAAATAAATACAGCAAACCCCGCAGCTATTAATAACCTTAGAGTTAGAAATGCCCCAAATATTTAGAGCAAATACAGATATTTCAACAGGACATTGTTATGGGCCTAAACCTTGTTTAATAGGCAGTCCAGATGTCTTTGTTAACAATAAACCTGTGGTCAGGATTGGGGATAATTACTCTCAAACTCACACTTGTGGTGATGATACCCATGTCATGGGTCCCGCTGCTACAGGAAGCTCTACTGTCCTTGTTAACAATAAAGGGGTCCATAGAACAGGGGATTTAGTTCAATGTGGAGATATTGCAGGAATTGGATCCCCAGATGTCTTTGCTAATTAAAAAAATTAATAAAAATATTCTACTTGTTTTAAAGTAGTATAAATAACAATAGGGAACTTATTCCCACAAAGGATTTAAAATTATGAAGCACTTAAATATATCAGATGATGCAATGAAGATTATTCTTGAGAACGCCGCTTGGTCAGATTTTGGTCTAAAGGTTAACAAAACACAAGACCAGAAAATAGACGAGTCAACCGAAGAAGTAGAAGAGGAAGCTCATGTATGCCCCCTCTGCTCTTCACACCTAGACGAGGCTATTAGCGACGAGGCTCTAATGGAGCACACAGCTAATGTTCTCGAAGCAGTTAATGCTGCTACCCTCAATGAAGAAGAGGAAGAAGAAGACGGCGAAGAACTCTTTGAAGAAGACGAATCAGAAGACGAAGATGATGAAGAAGACTTCGACGATGAAGATGAACAAATCGAAGAAGCCAAAAAAATGCCTGCTCAACTAAAGAAGGCATTGGCAAAAAAAGGTAACATGCCAAAAGGTATGATGAAGAAGAAGTGAGTCTAAACTCACATCTATTTAACTTGCTGTTAGCAAGAAAGGTGTAACTATGGATTCACTAAATCGTATATTTGCTTCAATTAACGAAGCTAAGAAAGCTAAAAAGGCTAAGAAAAAATCCGGTAAAGGTAAAGGTAACCCAATGATCCCTACTCATAAAGAGAAGAAGGGTGGTCAAAAATCACCTTTGGGATCAGCCAATCCTTATGACCATAACCACAAGCAAAAAGCCGGAAAAAAAGTAAATGCATCTACTGAGATAGCAAACATTTTAAACCTTATCAAAGAGGCTTATCAAGATGAACTAATCTCAGAAGAGGCTTTCTTAGCTATAGCTGATCCTATTCTTCGTTCATTGATGGAGGAACTTAAGTATGAAGGAACCCCTGAAGAGGGGGAAGTTACCGCTGGGCCAAAAGGAAGAACTAAAAAAGTTACAGGTGAAAGAGCTGCTGGTGTTCATAAAGCAGCAAAGAGAAGAGTAAGCAGAGAATTTGGACCAGAAGCTGCTAATCCTCCAAAAGGATCAAAACTTTACTACGGTAAAAAATGAGCAATATTAAATCTATAGGTGACTTTGCAATGTCACTCATTGAGCAAAACAAAAATGAGTACAAGAGAAGTACATCTAATGGATTGCCCGTGTCAATCCCAACTCCTGATGGTCCTGATCTCTCTAAGATTCAAGTAGATGAAGCTACGGTCACAGATATATTTGCTAGATCCTTTGGAATAAAAAAGAAGGCTGTAGCTAGACCTGTACAAGAATCTAAGAGGGTAGAGGAAAGAACTAAGACTAAATCTCCTGAACAACTAATAGCTGAATTTGAACAAGTTCTAGTTCAAGCTAGAGGGTTGATTCAGGAGATGACTTCTTGCGGGATGATTGGTGTTAATATGGCTGGTGCTGCTAAGAAGAAAAAAATAAAGAAGAAGTGGAAGTATTGATATGAGAATATTACAACTAATTATTGATTCTAGATTTGAATCTGGACAGGGTAGCCGTTCTGGTAGGAATGTATTTGCATCCAAAGAAGGCGCAAGTAGAGAACGAGTAAAAGCTAGAAAATCAAGAGTTAGAGTATTCCCTTCAATTTCTAAAGCATTAGGAGTTTTAGACTTTGGAACAATCTTTTCCACAACTGCTAGTGATAGATTATATGTAGTTACCCGTCCTACATGGGGCAAGAAGAGCGTTCAACAATCAGAAAAAGTTGCTAAGGGTTTTTCTGCTGGAACTCCATTTAGCGAAATCAAAGGTTATTCAGTTCGCACCATGAAAAAACATGGTAAGCAAAGATCCAAGAAGTTTTTGAAATACAAGGAACACAAATGAATTATTACAACAGAATAACTGAAGTAATCTCAGGCGATCAAATTATTGTAGAGTCTCAAGAACAACAAGAAAGAATAGATGAACTTCTTGGTAGAATTGGTAGAGCGATGGGAACTCTACTTTCATCCAAACCAGCTAACCCCTATACAGGACAATGGAATCCATTGAGAGGAAAGTATGAGGGAGGTTTAAATGCAGATGATAGAAGAGCAGCAATTAGAGCTAGAGTAGCTGCTAAGAAAAAAGATGCTGCTCCCGCAGAAACAAAACCAACCAAGAGGGTTAGAACTCCAGAGCAGCAAGCGGAGTTTGATAAGAAAAAACAACACGCAGCAACAGTTAGAGGTCTGCTACCTAAAAATAAAGAGGGGCGAGCAAACATGATAAATGCGTTAAGAACAGGAGTTCAGTACGCAAAGAGTGGGCCTAAACCTGCAACACAAGCAGATATTCGACTTGGGCAGGCTGTAGGATTATCTGATAGGGCTAAGAAATTCAAAGGGGCTGTTAGAAAAGGTATGGAACAGCAGGCAGATTTAGTAACTCAAAACGCATCAACCTATTACGGTAGTATAGCAAATATGATTCGTGAGTCTTTCCAATTAAATGAGAAAAAAGGTCCTTGTTGGAAAGGATATAAAGCTGTTGGCATGAAGATGAAAGGTGGACGCAAAGTTCCTAATTGTGTTCCTGTATCTGATTCAATTGAGCGCATAGGTGATTTAATAAGCGAGATGATTCCAGTAACAGACCCAAGTAAAACTGGTTATTATGGAACTAACATGTTTAATGAACTTCAATCAGGAAAAGTTGGCTCTTTTTTAAAGTCTAGTATGGCTAACACACCTGCGGCTTTAGAAAAAAGACTTAATAGAAGGCTTACTGGTAGATCTGACAGGAGTGATTGGGCTGGAAGTAGTCAAAGGGATATGGCTAGATTAAGTCCAAGAGGGGGGAAAGGTTTTGGTTCTACTTTACCAAAACCAGCGATGATTCCCGGTCGATATAGTAGTAAAAGCGCATACATAAGTGCTACATCTCCAGAAGCTCTGAGATCAACAAAAGAATTAAATCCAAGTCTTGACACTGCCATACAAGGATTAGCAAAAAATCCAAACGATTTTACTAAATCTAAAAAATATGTAAATGCTTCAATTGAGCGCATAGGTAATTTAATAACCGAAGTAGCAGCTTGGCAAAAAAAATCTGGCAAGAACCCATCTGGTGGATTAAATAAAAAAGGGGTTGCATCTTATCGTAAAGAAAACCCCGGTTCAAAATTAAAGACCGCTGTAACTACCAAGCCTTCAAAACTTAAAAAAGGTTCAAAGGCTGCTAATAGAAGAAAATCATTCTGCGCTCGGATGGGTGGGATGAAAAAGAGCAGAACATCCGCAAAGACTGCTAACAACCCTGATAGCAGAATAAACAAAGCATTAAGAAAGTGGAATTGCTAATATGAACTACATTCAAAGAATACATGATTTACTAGTTGAAGCTCAAATTAATGAAGCAAAAACAACTTTTTTATCACCTAAAACACAGGCTGCTGGTGTAAAGATGATGCGGTCAGGTGGGCATAAAAAAGCACAAAAGTTTTTGCATAAAGCCGCTAGTAAGGCCGGAACAAGTTTAATGCCGAAAAATCCCACCCCCGCACAGAGGGCAGGAAAACCCGGTAGTGCCCCACAAAATAAAGGAGGCAAACCCTCCGACACTATGCGGAAGCCAAGCTACTGATCTTTAGGAAAGTAATATGAATCTATTAACAGATTTCTTTACATCAGACTCTGTACGAGTAATCAACGAATCTAAATCAGGTAATGGTTTGGTTCGTGTAGCAGGTATCTTCGGTAGAGCCGATGAGTTTAATAATAATAATCGTCGCTACAAGAAGTCCTTGTTGGAGCGGGAAATGACCAAGCTTACTCCCATGATAGCAGAGCGTAGACTCCTAGGTGAGCTAGACCACCCTGAATATACATCAGTTAAATTAACTAATGTATCTCACTTAATTACAAAATTAGATTGGGATGGTAACAAACTAATAGGAGAAGCTGAATTGCTTAATACTCCTGCTGGTAAGGTTGCACAGCAGTTAATTAAAGACGGTGTTAGAATCGGTATATCAAGCCGTGGTCTAGGTAGCTTAAAGGAATGTGATGATACTCCGGGTAAGCAAGAGGTTCAAGAAGATTATAAAATGGTAACCTTCGACCTAGTTGCAGACCCAAGCACAAGAGGAGCATTCCCATCTGTCTCAGAATCTACGCTATTATTAAAACAGAAAACTAAACAACAGGCTTTGAGAGAGAATGTATTAGTTACGCTACTTAAAAATAAGCTAGATTTAAAATACAAGCCTCAGGAAATCATTGAGGATGTAAATATAGAAGAAATAAGCAAGGCTGAATCCCTTGCTCGTGAAATAGATAAAATCGTTAATCGCTACAAAAAATAAAAAAATCTAAGTATTTTATTTTATCATTTATAGATAAATATAGACTCTAGGAGAACTTATGTCAAAAGTAAAATCAATAGCCGAACTACTTCCAGAAGGTTTGTCAGAGGAGGCAGTAAACCAAATTGCCGAATTGGTAGACACCGTAATCAAGGAAGAAGTTAATCAAAGAGTTAATTTACTAGAAGCTAAAGTAAAAGGCTTCTTGCGTATGGAGATTCAATCCGTAAAAGAACACGCTTTACGGGAACTACAAGAAGAGAGTGATGTCTATCGCAACGCACAACTCTTTGAAAGCATAAAATCTCTTATGGCTTTAGAACTTAACGAAAAGGATGAGCAGCGTGCAGTTGCTCAAGTAGTTAAGGAGCAGAGCCAAGTCGAAGAAGAAAACCAAGTTCTCATAGAAGAACTAAACAACGCAGTAACGCAAATACAGCAACTAGAGCGTACTGTGAAGATTATTTCTAAGAAGAACAAAGCTCTACAAGAGCAAACCGTACATCTTGAGGAGGAAGTAGAACAATTAACAGAACAAGCCTCACTTCCATTCAAGACATCAGAGAAGGCAGTAATTATTGCCGACGAGATGCAACATACTCCAGTCAAGAAAGTGTCTAAGGTAAACAACCAGTTCTTGACTGAAGGTGTAATGGCTCTAATGCCAAAAGCCAAATGAGGAATATTATGTCCGATACATTAACTAATCTCAACCACAATAAGTTAGTTGAAAAGTGGTCACCAGTACTAGAAGGCATTAGTGACCAATACACAGCTAAAGTTACCGCTATTCTCTTAGAGAACCAAGCGAAGTCAATCGTTTCCCAGCAAGTTAACGAAGACTTATCAGCAGGTGCAACCACCGCTGGTCGTTTAGGCACTTTCCAGAAGTTCGCCTTCCCACTCGTTCGTAGAGTGTTCCCTGAATTGATCTTCAACAAGATCGGTTCAGTTCAGCCTATGGAAGGTCCAGTATCACAGATCTTCTACCTAGGTTCAGCCCGTCAATTCGGTGCAACTAAGCAGCAGTTGTACAGCAAGTACAACTTGACCTACCAAGGTGCAACAACAAGTGCAATTCAAGGTAGCACAGTTGGTGGATTGTACACTGGTGCATTGACTGGTGTCAGCACAGAGAAGCTCTACGGAACTTCTGGTGCATCAGCTACTGGTTGGGCAACTACTACCATGGGTGGTAAGATTGCTGCATATCCTCAAGCATCAACCATTCTCGGTTGGTCAGTTTCAGCAGGTGAAGCTCTAGCAGGAACAGGTATCCCTGAACTCAACATCAGCATTGAACAGCAGCCTGTTGTTGCCCGTACACGCAAGATGCGTGCATTGTGGACAATTGAAGCCAGCCAAGACCTCAAGGCATATCACAACCTTGACCTTGAGCGTGAGTTGACTGAACTCATGTCAAAGGAATTGGAACTCGAAATCGACCGCGAGTTGATCGAAGACCTCCGTGGCCTCGCTTACAATGTCACTGGTGCAACATACAACCCCAACTGGACATACGCTTCACTAGATAACGCCAATTCAAATAACTTTGGTGCTATCGGTGGTACAGGCCCAGAAGGCGGCTCTAGCTTTACTCCCGGTTCATTCACATATGGACAAGGAACAATGCCAACAGACAGCTACGGTGCAGCAGCCGACAGCAATGTTTTCATTGTTGACCTAACTGCATGCGCTGCAAACTTTGCTCCTCAGCACATGGGCCAAGTCTATGCTAACCTCTTGGGTGTAGTAAACTTTGCATCACAAGACATTTACAAGACAACCCATCGTGGTCCCGGTAACTGGCTCATCACATCACCATTGGTTGGTGCAATGTTGGAGTCCGCTGCCAAGCTCGAAGGTGGTATTGGTCCCAAGACTGAAGGCATCACAAACATGGGTGCTAACAAGATTGAGTACCGTGGTAAGTTCGCTGGTAAGTACGATCTCTTCATCGACCCACTCTGGCCTGAAGATGAGATTATGATGGGTTACAAGGGTGGAAGCCCCATGGACGGTGGATTCGTTTACTGCCCATACATCCCAATCGAGTCACTACCAACAATAACTGACCCTGAAACCTTCCAACCAAGAAAGGGTATCTTGACCCGCTACGGCAAGATGGCAATTCAACCTGCCTCAAGATTCTACAGAATAATTAGAATCGTTGGTACTGCTTCAAACTACATGCTCTACCCCTTCGCAAAAGCTACTAAGTGAGTAGAGTTACCTTAGGGTAAACAATCGAGCCAGAGAGAAATAAAATCTCTCTGGCTCTTTCTTTTTTAGCTATATAATCCTAGGGGTCGTGTGTACATATGCAGATAAAACCTGAAACTGGTAGTTATGGTAACAGCTTTGGAATTCCTTACGGGAATAATGTTTTTTCTATAAAACCAAAAGGGGATATTATAACCTCTAGTTTAAATGAAACTGGATTACAAGATCCTGTAGAACTAACACAATTTGAAGACCAAATAAAATCTTTTGTTTTGGGTAGACTCGGATATCCTACAATAAGAGTAGAGCTTACTGATTACCAAATAAAGATAGCTATTGATGAAGCCATAACTAAATTATCTTTTCATGCACCCCTGTGTACTGCTCAGTTAATGACATTTAAAACTACTCCCGGAGTTAACACTTACGAGCTACCAAACTATGTTATTGATAATATAACATATGTTGTTTACAAGAAAGATTTGATAGGTATTCCGGGCATGGGACAAACTTTAGAGCAAGATTACTTCCTAAAGTATTTTCAACAAAACTTCTTGTTCAACGACTTTAGCATAGGTGAGTTTAATCTACTTCAAATCAGCTTGGAGCAGATGAGAAAGATCTTAGGACAAGACGGTTCCTTTGACATCCTTAACAACCAGTACCTCCAGCTATATCCCGTTCCAGCTTTTACCGATACTGTCATTGTACAATATCGTGCGATTGATTCTGGTACAATTCACCCAGCATACAGAAACTTTATTCAAAGATACGCATTAGCTGTATGCAAAGGTATTTTAGGTCAGGTTCGTGGTAAGTATAGAACATTGCCCGGGCCGGGGGGTGGATCTCAATTAAACGGAGATGCCCTACTTCAACAGAGTGAAAAAGAATTAGAATTACTAGATAAACAAATCATGTCTGAATTTGAGGAACCCCCCGGGTTTAGTCTATACTAATGAAAAAGAATTTTAAAGTAACAACTAAAATTCCAGAAGTAGAATCCGCAAATGTGGATAGCGAACTTAGTTTGTTCGACCAACGGAATCCTGATATCGGATTCTTCAACATGGTTGATGACGAACAAATTAGGCTGTCTGGATCAAAGGTAAATTACTATAAGTTCCATAGATCAGAAGAGTATGATGATGTCTACATGGAACAGAAGAATAAGCCGATTGCAAGATCTCCCATTACTTTATACTCTCACTATGATCCTAAAGTAATAGAAGAAAACTTAACGCAGTTTGGTATTCAACTAACCAGCGATCAAGTTTTTACATTCAACAAGTCGTATGTTGAGCGTAGAATAGGTAGATCTCCTATTCCGGGGGATTTGATTCAACCACATTTCCAACATGTGATGTACGAGATTTTTGAAGTGCAGGAAGATAGCTTTGAGGCTTATGGTGTGTATCACTATGTTTGCACAGCTAAGATCCTTCGTGATTCTCCTGATATTCAAAACACTCCACTTACAGATATTAGTAAAGAACTAGGTGGTGTCTTAAATAGCCGACCCGATTGAGGTTTAGGTGTGATACATGTTTTTAACATTACTTGGGCAAGTTAGACCACAGGAAATTCCGATTGTCGTAGGTAAGCCTACGGAAATCCAATTATTGCCTGATCTAATCACAGGTAAATCATCATCGTATCGCATACGGGAGTACTTAGAGCAGGCATCTTCTGCTGAGAATAATATATCTCTAGTATACAGAGATACTCTTCGGTCAATGAGAAGTTTGTTCTCTAGGCTGAATGTTATCAATTCTGATGAGTCTTTACAGGCTGTAAAGTGTATAACGGCTAATCAAGAGCGTTCTATAGCCAAGATTATACAAGAAGAAAATATCATTCTCCCACTAATATCGGTATCTCAGCCAACCACGGTAGCGAAGCCTGATCGTCGTAAGTATGTTCCTTTGATTGTTAGTGAATCTAAGTGGGATGATCGTCGTCAAAGAGCTAGTAGAATTATCAGTTTAGCTCCCAAGCCAGTTGATATTTCCTACAAGATTTCAGTATTTACAAAATACAAAAATGATTTAGATCAGTTATCAGAACAGATCTACTTACTATTTAATCCCTCCTGTGAACTTCAAACTAGCTTTGCAAACAATACAAAAGCTGTGTTAGTAGAGGAGACAAACGAATCTGCTTTAGAGGTAGCAGACAGAGAAGATAGAGTACTGACTAAGAGTTTTACTATCACAGTAGAAACTTATATTCCTAGTCCGAAATTTGTTTTTAGCTCTACAGGCAAAATAGAAAGATTTAATACAGATTCTAATGTTGTAGAAGAAATGCCTGTTGATTCCGCTGTAGATGCATCACAAGAAACTTTATACATAAAGATGCCTAGAACGGGGGAGAATGCTTCCAACACTGTGTCTATAGAGAAGGACGCTTCTTATCGTGTCAGAGAGCTAATACTAGAGACTGCAAAAGAATCAGCAAACATTTCACTGGTATTTAAAGATACTTTGCGTGCTGTACATTCCTCTTTATCTAAGTTTAAAATCTTAAACTTTAGTGAGGAGACTCAACTTGTTTCTTGCTTCTATGGAAACCCAGAACGAGCAATAGCTAAAATTGACCAAGAAAGAAATTTAATTTTCCCGATTATATCTGTTACTCAACCTACAGCAACAGTAAACAATGCTCGGCAAAAATACCTTCCATTGGTAGTTAGC